CCGTTGTTCATCAGCTGGAACTCGTAGCCGTCAAATTCCGGCAAAATACCGGTGCCGGATTCCAGAAATGGCTTATAGCTGCTTTCCAGCATAGCAGAAAACTTTTTTTCAAAATCGTCCTGACCGTTGGCAACCTGCGTGACGTGCACCTTCATGTGCTGGCCGTTGTTCCAGACGTTGCTCTTGATGCTGAACTGCACCAGATTTTTATAGCTTTCATACAGCGCGTCCACAACCTTTTTTGCGTCATCGCTGTTCAGGGTCAGGTGCAGTACCTCACGCTCTTTCAGGTCGCGGGTATACGACTGCTGCCCAACCTGTATCTGACGGTATACATTTTCCTGTGTGGGGATGTACTCCGGCTTTGTCCAGCTATCTGCCACCACCAGCTCGACGTTGCCCCCGCGCGGAATCGGGACAACAAGCGCTTCGTTTTTGGCATAGAGCTTGTAGATCACTTTTTTCCAGAACGCCGTGCTGTTTTCGTTGACGTTCGGCTCCACGTTCAGCAGATAGTAATAATCCGATTTGACCGGTTGCCCGCGCTCAAACGTCTTAAACTCGCAGTTTGCAATCGCGTTCGCAATCAGGTTTACGCAGCAGTTAAATGCAAGATCACGCAGCTGGTATTCCTGCCAGTAGCCAAGCATTTCGCAGGTCAGGTCATCGCCGTTCAGCAGAAAATCATGTGCGGTGATCTTCTGCTCGGGCGGCGAAAACCCGAAAAACTGTTTGATTTTCTCAGAAAAAGACATTGTTTTTCTCCTTCCGGCAAGTTACCGGCAAGTTACCAGCAAAATGCTCCGATCTTTGGCAGCTGCACCTGACCGGTGCCCAGATCACTTTCCACCGTCATGGCTGCCGCCAGCGCCATGAACGGGTCTGTTTTTCGGCTTTTGCCCTCAATTTTTGCGTAAATGAAGTTTCCGGTATCCACACCCTGACTTCGGCTGCTGCGCACGCGCTTGGTATTGTTGACCGCCCAGCGCAGATGCGGTACATCGCCCCAAGTAAACAGGTTGCGGTTAAAGCAATCCTGTATCACTGGGTCAACCTGCATAATATCGCTAGGGCGTACCAGCTTTACCCGGTTTTTATCCTTCGCGTCAAAACCGATACTTTGCAGCGCTTCTGCCATCATGGTGTAACGGAAATGGTCAAGCGCCACTTTTTTTACGGTGTATTTCCGTCCGGCTTCCCGGATGAAATCCGTCAAAAGATACGGCGAGATGCTTACATCATCCACATAGGTGCAGTCTCCGTTTTCGCACCACGTTCGCCACGGGGCTTTTACCCGGGGTAGGGTCTTGCTGTTTGCGCAGATCCATGCGTGATTGATGTCATAGCGCTGGTCTCCTTTGCGGAAATGCAGGTCTACCGCCGCCCAGTCGTTCATCTCGGCGTAGTCGATGCCCACAGTGCAGCTCCAGCCAGCCATATCCGGCAGGGGGCGGTTTGTTGCCCTGACGTTTTCGTAGTCCGTGACTGATATTTCCTTTGCGCCGTCCCGGATGCCCATGCGTTTTGTAATAAAATCGCCGTTCTGCTCCGGGCGCTCTTTCCAGTCGCGGTATTCGTCGTGGATCTCCTGCATCAGATGCGGAAGATAGGGCAGGGAAGGGTTTGCCATGCACCAGTTTTCCGGGTCGTGCACTTCGTCCTTGGTGTTCAGGCAGCAGATGAACGGCAAAAAGCCCTCATCCGGTTCGCCTTCAAATAAAATGCGCCGACCGCGGGCAAGGTAATCGTCCAAAGGGCCGTCCGATACATCGCCGTTGGACGTAAAAAAGCCAACGCGAGGCTCTGCAACCTTGCCTTGGCCGGTGATAAACACTTTGATGTTGTCGTAGTTCTGGTACTGATGTAACTCATTGAAGATGACCGCGCCGGAACGCATACCATCGCGCCCCTTGGGGTTATTGGTGCGGCCTTTTACCTCGCCCAGATTCTTGCGCCCCTGCAGCACTTCTTTTGTGTGATAGTAAAACCGTGAAAGCTTGGCTTCCCATTTTGGGTTTTCCAGCGCCTCCACGATATCTTTCACGGGGGTAACAGCCTGCTCCTCGTTGTTGGCGCAGATATCCACGTTATAGTGCGGCACGGGGTTGTATGGGCTGATGAGCGCCGCCGAGGAAATAGCAATCACGCCATCCTTGCCAGCGCCGCGCCCGACCATGGCAAACAAAGTCTTGAACCTAGGGCTTCCGTCTCTGCGATAGGTGCACATCCAGAGCCCCAGCGCGAAGGTCTGCCACGGAAAAAGGCGGTCATAAGGAAAATACCGGGCGATGCCAAAATATTTCCGCATACGCTCGGTATCCACATAAATATCTTCAGTTGCAAAAACGCGCCGGATCAGTGCAACAAGGGCGTGCTGCTCCTTGCAAGCACGCGGAGCATTGTTCTCCACCTGCTCAATGTACTCCAAGATCTCCGGTGGGATGTTACAGCTCATCGTCCTCGCTGGGCTTTGCTGCCATAAACTTAAACGTCTGCACGACCCGCAGCAGCGTTGACACGGTGGAGTTGGCTGCGCTGGCAGTCTGGTTATAGACCTGAATGGAAGGGTTTGCCACTTCAATTTCCGCGCCGCGCGGGGTGGTCTTTACAACGGTGAGGCCGCGCTCATCCATGTCGTTCTGTGCCTGATCCAGAAGGTTCAACTGCGTAACATACCGGTCCAGTGTGGAGCGATACAAAAAGTTTGTGTCGCAGTTGGCTGCTTTTGCGGCCTGCTCGATTTCCGCAAGCTCCGTCCGGTATTTTTCGCTGGCGGTGGCCGGTGTTTTCTTTTTTCCCATCACGATCTCCGTTTCATCCATATTTGTGCAATCTGTATACCATCCTCGCGCGTGTGCGTGCGCGCAAGGCCAGCGGCAAAGTCAGGGGACACCCCGAATAAGGGCTTGACCCGCTCACCCCATTTTTTCGGGAGGGGGGTGTGCCGGTCAGTCCCAGCGCTCGCGGGTCAGCGGCGCGCCGCCGCTGCATTTCCGCAGCCGCTCCGGGTGGCACACAGTCTCGTGGCAGTCCTTGCATACGCTGATAAGGTTGCGCTGCCGGTTGCCGTCTGCATCCGTGTACCAGATATCCAGCGCAAGCTTTGGCGCGCGGCGCACATGGTTGACATGGTGCACCAGCTCTGCCCGCCGGTAACGCCCGTGCTCCTTGCACAGCTGGCATTCGTGCTTGTCCATGTCCAGTACCTTGTGCGTCAACCGCACCCACTGCGAGGAACAATAGAACGGATGCACATCACCCGATGCTATCAAAGAGCAAAGCCATTTGTAAAACTTATCGGTCATGAGTAGTTAAGGCTTTCTTTTCCACGATTTTGCAGTGCCATCCCAACGCAACCCATGCCTCCAGCGCTTCATGCAGCTGCGCGGATAACAGGCCGCGCCCCTTGCATACAGCCACGGCCTCCGATCTCTGCCCTCGGCTCACGCTTTGTGCGGCTCGCCTGAAAACCGATACTCCAGACGATGCGCACAAAATTACTTTTGAATGCTGTTTGAAAAATTTCCCGGAGCACAGGTGCAAGCATGCAGCTTTTTGCAGTAGACCAAAACAGTTTGCTGAAAAGTTCAAACATGGATTGCACTCCTTTCCAAGGTGTCCACAGTGGACACCCGCCGGGTTTGATTTTGTTTTATGTGCGCCGCTGGATCTTGAAGCGGACGGCGCGGTGATCCATTGAACACAGGAAAATTTTCGAAACCTGTGCTATGCTTCCCGCCGGGTCTCGTCATGAGGCAGATGCATTCACGTTTCCGCCAATGTCTGCATTGTAATTTTAGCACACCAAAATGGGACATTCCGGACATTTCGACCTTTTTGTGATATTCCGACCATTTTGTGACACGGCTTTTGCGTACCTACGCAGAGAAGTGGCACAATGTGAATTTTGTGTCAATCAGCAAAAACCGGTCATTTTGAGCACAAGACACGCCATCGTATACCCAAGAACGCCGCCCAGCACGACAGATGCCGGTGTGAACACCATGAGTATCTTTCGCACTGTCCACCCGCTTTTCCATGCCCACCGCACGGAAAACATACACACCGGAATGCTCAGGCAAGCCATAAACACAGTGGCTGCAAGCCAGTAAAACAAAAACATAAAATTATTTCAGCTCCTCCACATAGCGCCAGCTCTGGGGCGCACGATGCACCTCAACAGGCCGTATGCCAAACCGCGTACTCTGCAAACCTGTAAATTCTTCCAACTTGCGCGGATTATCATAAATCTTCAGGTCGGAAATGTGCCAGCCATACAAGTCTTTCAAATCCGTATAACTCATCCCGGACTTCCATCCGGCATAGTCTTTGACTTGCGGTGCTGTGAGACAGCTTCCAGAAATTGCAGACTCGATATCTTCTTTGACGATGCAGTACTCAGGACCGATGCGCCGGATGTCATCACAGATGAACTCTCCAATAACCATCTGAGTTTTACCGCGTATGCTGTCCGGCAGTAGCTTATTGAACTTTACGAATACAGGCTTTCCGTGATGGATTTCGCCGTCCATCGTTTCTTCGCCATCCTTGAAAATGGTGATGAGCTGCTGCGGAGCTTTTGTGCAGTAGATGTACGCCTTGAACGGCGTTTCTAGCTTCGGCCTGGTCCTGCGAATTTCTACGGTCTTTTCGCCGCTGAGAATCTTATTGCACCACTCAGGCCTGATGCTCAACAATACGGCCTCATCCATTTTTGTCCTCCCGTTCTGCTCTCCTGTTGAAATAGACCACCGGAGAAACACCGCGCTCATCGCAGTCCTTTTCTTTTTTTATGCAGCAGTACCTAGTGAACGTTGACACGCATTCAAAAGAGTTTGGCTCAGTCCGCAAAGAGCACAGATAACGCGCCCCGCAAGAACTACAATTCACAAAATCACCCCACATTCTTCTGAATCCACCGGTAAACCCTCCGGCGAATAGATTCTGCGTCCACGTCAAAGCCCCGCTCGGTAAGCTCCACGGCAACGTCCTGCGGCTTTTTGCCCTCTACGCAGATCGCCGAGAGCATTGCCCGAAGCTCCGGGTCATCGCAGTCCTCCACCATGTGCACGCCGATGTTGTACAGCTTGTTCTGCATACGGTTGATATCTTTCAGCCGCCGGATCTCCGCAGTACGCTGGTTGTAGGAGGAATCTGCGGTCCCGGTCACTGTTACATGACCGAGAACGCAGCTGTTGCCCTCGCCGTGAGAAGCTTTTACCACATCCGAGGCAGCCTGCGGACCATCTGCCTGTAAAATCTCCAGCCGCTCGATGCGCTGCCGACGTTTGGCAATGTCATAGGGTATTGCATATAGACGGCGAAATTCGTGTGGATTCATCCGGCAACCTCCCAAAATTTATTTCAATTCAAAATAATCTTTCAGAATATCCGTGATGCCGGAGTAGAAACCTATCCAGCCGCAGGTGAAGAAGCTGTTGTCCTGCAGGATGATGGCGTAGTCGTCACTGGTCTGGCCGGCGTCCTCTCTGGTGGTGTCTATCCGCTTCCACAGCGTGGCCCCGCCGGGCAGAGGCTGCTTGTAATACGCAAGTCGGAAACGCACATCTTCCCATTCCAGTTCCCATGCTGCATTTGCACCCATCGTTTTCTCTGCCAGCTTGTGCAGCGTGTCCCGACCACGGGACTGCTCTTTCGGCTGCTCCTGCGTTTTTTTGACATCACAAGCATATATCGGCGGTACCGTTTTCGGAACGTTTGTCGTCGATGACGGAAACGCAGAAGAATCTTCCCCCAATTCGGCACGGTCCGATTCGCAAGGATGCTGGGATGTCGCGCGGATCGATGCGCTTGCATCCTCCCCGGTCTCCGAGGTGGTCGACGTTTCCGTTTCGGCATTCCGGACAGCACTCTCTGTCGTGGTCACAACAGCATCCGCATTCTGGGCAGTTTTGCATTTGGATTCCTCCTTCACGTCTTGCGGTTCGTCAGCTTTTCCCATAAAACGCGCATAATCCTGTGCGCTGCGGTATGCTTCCATCAAACCAATCTCTCCGGTCTTCAAGCGCTCCTTGATGAACTCATTCTCGCAGGATGCAATCACGTTCAGCCGAGCAGCAGCACCGGTGGACAAGCCCAGAATGCGGCAAACCTCGTCACGCACCTTGCCTTCCAGCTGTCCGGCTGCTTTTTTCTTGGTCAGCGCATCCTTCAGCGCCTCGTACTGTGCCAGACGCTCACCGTCGGTCAGGTCGCGGGCGGTAGCGTTCGCCGTGATGAGCGCAATGCGGTCGTCCAGTTTGCCGTGGCTTTCCCGGATCAGGCAGGGGAGAGCGTCAAACCGCGAATCGCCACACGCCGACAAGATGCCACACGCCGCCCAGCGCCGGTGCCCGCTGATCAGCATATAACGATCCGGGTCATCTTCCACCGGAATAACTTCCAGCGGCTGCCGGAGACCGTGCTGTCGGATATCGTCCTTCAGGCTATCCATGTTGCCGATGGTATAGATCTCGTCATTGTCCGGGTTCGGGATAATATTCCGGCTCAGAATCATCACCACCTGCATCTGCTGCCCCGCCGGGGTGGCCGTCTGGCTCTGGGCGTTCATCAGGCTGTTCAACAATCCAGTGCTCATGTTACTCGCCCTCCACGCATTTTTTAACCAGCTGCGCCAGTGCCTTATACTGGGCGCTGGTCTTGATGTTCCGGCAGACCTTGTGCACCGGCAAGTGCCGTGCCTTGGCTTCCTTGACCTTCACGCTGTAATCGATGCGCAAAATGCTGTTATCCGGGTTACGGAAGGCGGGCAAGTCCATGTTGGCGATCTCGTTGATGGTGTCCACACTGTACCTGCCACGGGTGTACTTGGTTGCCAGCACGCCCATCACTTCCAGCTGCGGGTTGTAGGCATCCCGGATGGCATCCACCTGTTCGCGGATCTCATCCATGCCGTCCATCGCCCACTCGTCGCAGTCCACCGGGATGATCACCCAGTCGGCGGCAGCCAGCGCATTGACGGTAGCCATGTCGATGTCAGGCGGGCAGTCTATAATGCAGTAATCGTAGTCGTTGCGGACGGTGTCCAGCGCCTTGCGCAGCCTGTCCCACTGCGGCCGCAGCACATCCAGCATCACGTTCTTGTTGGCAAGCAGCATCTCCATGTTGCTGGGTGCCAGATCGACGTGTTCAAAATCCGTTTGCATGATCACGTCCTGCATTTTGGCGTTCAGGGTGAGCACATCGCCCATGGTCTTGCGTCCGTAGGCGAAGCGGTTGAAGAACTTGGTGGCGTTGCCCTGCTTGTCCAGATCCATCACCAGCACCCGCCGGGACCAGATCTCTGCCAGCAGGCAGGCGAGGTTGCAGGCGGTGACGGATTTCCCCACGCCGCCTTTCAGGTTGATGATCGCGATTTTTGCCATTGTTCTCATGACGATATCCCCATTCTCAGATTCTTGCGGCTTTTGCGGTCTGCCGCTGGATGCTGTCCCAGCTTTTTGCAAACCACGCAAGCCATGTTGTGCATTGCTTGTAATAATTCGGCGAGCACGCCTTGCAGGGGCAGTTGCGGCAAGGGCTGCTCTTTGGGAGAGGGTAGCGCTCCTCGTTCCAGATCTCAATCACTTCCCGCACCCGCTTTCTGCTGGCGTATCAGCGAGCGACGCAGCGGCGCGGTGCGCATCCAGTCTCCGGCAGCTGCAATTTCGTCCGGACTGCGTTCCACCCGCAGACTGCTCGGCTTTGCCCGCTGTCCGGCAACGTGTCCCCAACTCTTGGGATGATCCAGCACGCTCCATCCCGCCTCAATGCTCTGCCGGATGGATGCGATCATGTAATCCGTGCGCTGGGCTGTCTTAGCTTCATCTGCCAGCTGGGTCAGCTTGTCGCACACGGCCTGCGCCGCCTGTGCATCCCACACCTTGCCCCGCCGGGAAGCCCGGTATGCGTCAAAGCGTTTCAGCTGCTCCATCAGCCGAGGCTGCTCCTGCTCCGGTACAGCCCCGCTGCACCACGCCGCAAACACATCCAGCGGAGTGCGGTTTTCGCCCCCATCGCTTCGCGCACGCGAAGGAGTATATTTCTTACTAGTATTCTCTATTTCTTTCTTGTGGGAAAATTTTTCCCGGGTCTGAAGGAAAATTTTTCCCGGGTCTTGAGGAAAATTTTTCACCGGGGAAATTTTTTCACCGGGGAAATTTTTTCCCGGGTCTGTGTCCTTCCGAAGCACCAGCGTTTCAATGCCCGGCACGGTCTGGTAAGCGTTGCATTCAACATTTCCGACCATTACTTTTTTCATGGTCAGAATCCCCCTTTTAGTGAAATCGTTCAGGTAGTTTTTGGCCGATTTCTGGGAGATGTGAAGCCGTGCAGCTATGTAAGACGAGCCGCCTCTGTACCAGCTTTCGCCGTCCTGACAGAAGCCATAAACAATGCCGAGGGCGTTTGCTTCTGCTACATTGAGGTCAAAATTATCATACATCCAGTCCATGACCATGACGTAATTGCACCGTTTGTTTACGCCTTTCACGCCTTACCCCCCCTAAAACGGCAGATCGTCGTTATCGTTTATCACGGCAAAATCATCCATGCTGCCCTGCGTGTAGGCGGGCTGTGGAGCGTTCTGCGCAGCTTTGGCCTGCTGCACATGGTTTGCGGTCTGCTTCTCATAGGAGGGTGCGCTCTGAACGTCCTGACGCTTTGCACCTGCAAAGCTGATATTATTTGCCACGACCTCCACAGCGGTGCGGTTGCTGCCCTGCTTGTCCTGATACTGCCGGGTCTGCAAGCTGCCCTCAACGGCGATCATGCTGCCCTTCTGGAAGTACTTGGACACAAAATCAGCCTGCTGCCGCCATGCCACGATATCAATAAAATCTGCCTGCCGTTCCTGACCCTGCTGCACATAGCTGCGGTCGCACGCTATGCGGAAGCTGCACACACTATGCCCCGCCGGGGTGGTGCGCAGCTCTGGATCAGCGACAAGCCTGCCCATGATCGCTACAACGTTGAGCATTTCAAATAATCCTTTCCGACCACCGCCATCCACTGGCGGTGACCATACACATCCTCAAAACTGCGCTGTGCCTGCTTTTTCAGATACAGGCGTAGCTTGTGGTCAAAGTGGGCGCTGTAGCCCGGCTCGTTGTGGTGCCGGTGGCAAAGATAAACTTTCAGGCCGTACTGTTCCGCCACCGGGCGCAGCGGACCGTTGAGCACATGATGCTCCTCCAAGTCCTTAACGGTCACAACGCCGTACTTAATCCGGCAGACGTAACACTCCCGCCGGGTCTGCATGATGGATTCAGACAAGAAACTCACGTCCTTCCAGGATCCGCTTGTAGGTTTCTGCGTAGGGGTAAATCTTCACGCATTCAAACGTCACGTTTTCAGCATCTGCAAGTTTAAATACCTCTTCGCCTTTTTCTGCGCAGTATCTGGCAGCCTTCATGTACTCCACAAGGCCGCGCGCAGTGTTCGCGCAGACGCCCTGCGCCATCAGCAGCTTCTTAAACCGTTTCTGCGTCATCTTGTCTCTCCTTATCTCAAAATAGGTCTTTTAAAGCAAGAATTTGACGAGCCTTGTCCTCACGAGGAAGTCCGCTGATCGATGCAGCCATAACAGTAACCGCACAATTTTGTGATGATGGAAAATACCATGCGCAACGTTCCTTGTCGCACACGCGATTTTCCTCAGACCCTTTTTTCATTGGGCAAAGCAGCTTGTATTCCTTGATTTCTGTTTCAACGTTTGTGGAAAAATCCACAGTATTCAAAATCTCAGACGTATCGCATCCGATTGCGTTGCAAATCCGAACAATCGTGTTCAATTTCGGAGTTTTCACGCCTCTTTCCCATGCGCTAATCGTCTGGGCTGTGACATTAAGTTTTTGAGCAATGTCAGCCTGTGTAAGTCCCGCTTTCACGCGAGCAGAAACAATTCGTTCTCCAATTTTCACTTTGGCACCTCCTGCCACTCTTGCCAGTAGGCGGTAACATTGGGGTCGTTGACGCCCATTTCCGCCAGCCGGTCAAATATGCCGTCGATCATCTGCCCTATCTGCTCCGTGGTAAAGGTGCTGGAGCCCTGGCTGCACTTCACCGTGCAGCGATTGCCATTCAGCAACTCCACAACGTGCACCAGCCGGTAGGACTTGCGCAAAATCGGCACCGCGCCAACCGGCACTTCCAAGTAGTCGAACACCGCGCCGTACTGCTCCAGCATTTCGGTGTAGCAGTCCTCCGGGGTCACACCGCCGGTGCGCCCGCCGTTGTAGTGGTCTGCCATGATGGTAAGCAGCGCCCACATCATACGGTTCTGGGGCAGGGTACGGCTTTTGCGTTCGAGGTCCACCGACAAAATCAGATGCAGCGGCTTGCCGTGCGCCAGCTCGTCCAGCTTCTGCCGGATCTGTGTTTCCATAAATTCCGCAGAGTTTTCCACGACCACCCGCCGGGCGACCGGGTCATATACCACCGGCAGCTTACCGATCACGCCTCTGGCCATAAGACCTTCTTACCCTCGCCGGTGACGAACTGCACCATGGTGATGCTGCCCGCGTCATCGTAGGCAAAGCAGTCGACCTTCAGGCTGGTCTGCATCCGACAAACGCCCTTGTCATCCTTGACGATGGGCACCTGCGTGCTCTTGAGTACAATATCGTCCAGCTCCATCACGTCCCCGCCAACGCCCCAGAAGGAGGCAGCAGAGACAAAGCTGGTATCCTCTTTCATCTGAGCGATGTCCCGGCACGGAAGATTGAGCGCACCGGATTCCTTGTCGCAGTACCCTTTTGCTTCGGGCACATAAACGCCAACCTGACACCACAGCCGCCCATCAGCGGAATACCGGCGCATCCTCCAGCCGCCATTGCCAAAGATTTTGTCCATCATCTTGTGCACGGCGTTTGCGCTTGGGAGCAGCTTCAGCTTGATTGCATCCTCGCTGATGGCTTTAACCAGCACCGAGACCGCCTGCGGGTCTGTCTGCGGGGCTTTTGGCACTTCAATGGGAAACTTGACGTCTGGGGCACAAACAGCCGCAGAAGCGCTCTTCTGCGGCCTGCCGCGCCCGGAAGCTTTTGGCGTTGCCAACCTTACCACCTCCATCAGTAGGGGCTGGAGGTGGCGATCTGCGCCGCCTCTGCCGGTGAATACTTGTCGATCATAACGTGCATCTCCGCAACCACCTGCTGGATGGTATCCGGCGGCAGCTCTGCCATGCGCATGGCGGCGATGGCGTAGCCGGTGGCGGTCTCCTCGTAGGTGGGGGATTTAGGCATCGGGCTCATCAGATTTTGCAACCGCATCCAAATCCTCCTCCGCTTCCAGCGCTGCGTCATTGTACGGGCAGCCGCGAACCTGGCTTTCCAGAATGCTGCGGCAGAAGGTGCAAGCGTCCCGGGAGTCCTGCACGTTGAGCGGCTCTGCAAAGTCCCGCAGCACCTTTATCATGGCTTCGCCGGCCTTCTTGGCCCGTGCGCTGTACTGGCGGCGGAAATGCCCGCCTTTACGTTCGTGAATCATAATACATACCTCCAAAATCTTATTCTGCGCATTGCGCTGGCAGCGGCTTTTGTTTACCCACCTGCCGCCATTGGTGTGCCGGGGTTAGTGTTCTTCCAGCCCCTCCAGCTCAGACATAACGCCGAGGATGCTCTGGATCTGTGCGGCAGCCTTGCGGCCATCCAGCACCATGTACTCCGCGTTGTCCCGCTGGTACTCCTCGCTTGCATCCAGATAGTGCTCAAAAGCGTTCATGCTGTCGGTGCAGATGCTCACGGCAGCCAGCATCAGATACCGTCACCGCCTGTGCCGCCTTTTCCGGGTCGATCAGCCTGCCCGCCGGGGCAAAGTTGCGGTCGATGTCGTTTTCCACATCGCCCAGCATATCCGGGATGCTATCCAAGTCCACGAGCGGCTTGCCGGTGATAACGGTTTTCACAGTTTCCATAACGTTTCCTCCTCAGTAAGTACCAAATTCCTGATCCAGCAGGGTATCCAGCCGGATGGTATTGCCGCGGCCGGAGCCTTCCTGCCCGGCCATGTTAGACCAGCCTTCCGGGTAGCGCTTGCGCACATACCGCGCCGGGATGCCCATATATACGCTGACCTGTTCCAAGGTCAGCCGGATGCAGCCAGCTTTATCAAAAATAGCTTTGTAGCTGTCGTGCCACGCTTCGGGTCTATTAGATTTCACGTTCCTTCAACTCCTTCTGTCTGCGCTGCCATTCCTTGAATTTGCCGTAGCTCATGCCCTTGGCTGCGGCAGCGGCGTTGTCATCCACGAGCAGGTCGTGGTTGGTCTTGGGCTTTTCTTTGGGTTTTACAATGCCGGGCTGCGTGCCGGTGTCCACGCTGGACTTCCCGTATCTGCGCTTTTTGCAGGCATCGCAAAACATTTTGCCGGGGTCCACGCCGTACATCATCGTGCCGCACTCTTTGCAGGGCTTGTCTACCTTGCGGTGCTCACCGCGAGGCGGCTTCTCCTTCGGTGCATCCTTTTGGGGCGGCGCGGGCTTTTTGACCTTCGGCTTAGCTGCCAACGCCCGCCGGGCGCGTTCTCTTGCTTTTTCCAAATTCACCTTCTCGCTACAAGAAAGGCAATACTTCCGGTTCGCCGTAGACCCCGCCGGAAGCGCCTTGCCGCAAACTCTGCAATACCGCACGACCGGAGGGGGGGCGCAGTTTCCGCCTTTGTGGTTCATGTGATACCTGCGGTTTACTTCTATTCTTTTGATCTTACGGCACGCATCGCAGTACCTTTTGTTGGTTCCGGCACCTTCCGGCAGCGCCGCACCGCATTCTTCGCAGCGGCGAATAATATCACTCATGGTTGCCCCCCATAATCATTTCTTTTTTTCGATTGGTTCTCCTGTGGTAATGCCTATGGATTACAGTGTCCGTTGACTTAGAGGTGTGATCTATGAGTTTTTTGTGTTTTCCATCTTTGGAAACCAATAAAATTCTTGATTCCTCCGAAGTCCTTTCAATGGTATCGTAGTTTTCAGGGTCTATCATTTTACCAATGCGAGTTCTTCTAAAAATATCTTTTGTTGTGTAGTGCATTTCAATCATGCCTTGCATTTTCTTTTTATACACAACGGGCCCCGATATTGGCCAGACTTGACGCGCTCTTTCGTCAAAAACATAAACCGCTTCTAATTCTACAGGCGAAAAATCTTCAGCGGAAAGTATGACCGGAGTTAATTCCATAATAGTCACCAACAAACTGCAGCATCAACCGCTAGTCGCTGCTGCTCTTTTGTCATCCGCGTATATATTGCTGTTGTCGATACGCTTGAATGACCCATCAGATCAGCCAGAAGCGACAGGTTGCTGTTTCGCTCTAAAAATTCAATTGCGAACAAATGACGAAACGAATGTGGATGCATACATCTCGAATCTATATCGTACTTCAAGGAAAATTTTTGAAGCATCGTAGCCACACCACGCGTTGTCATTTTTTCGCCAAATCGATTAGCCATCAAATAATCATCAGGGCTTAAACTGGCATAATATGATGCCGCTTCGTCGCGATAACTCTTTGGGATATATATCCGGCGAATTTTCCCTTTTGTCCACAGCTCGGCATAGCCTCGATCAAAGTCCTTCTTTTGTAAGCAAACGTATTCACTTACTCTTGCGCCTGTAACCGCAAGCAACTTTATACCATAATACCATTTGAGGTTTTGATCATTTGCCAAACAACGAAGCAACTTTTTATAATCCGAATCAGAAATAACGTTGCTTATTGCTGTTGCCTGATGTATTTTTACAGCTTTACATTTGCACTCGTCCTGATGCAGCATCTCGCACAAGCTGTTATAGGCGTTCAAGCGAACATTTACAGTTTTTGCTTTCTTGCCTTGTGCCAGCAGTTCATGCTTCCAAGAGATGCCGTTTTCCTTAGTGATGGTTTCGTGCATAAGAAAATACTGTTTCACAGAGGTTGTATAAGCGTCTATTGTACTTTCAGATAATTCTTTTGCTCTCAGGTAGTTGATGTATTGTTTTTGTATTTCTTCCGAATTTCGGAAATTCGATTTTTTTCTTCTGCTCGCCATGGATGGGATTCACCTCCTCTTGCAGAAAACCCGGGTCGGTTTGAAAGAACATCATAATGAATTTGACAAACTTTTTTACCTGGTAACGCGGTGTTATTGCAAAACCAGCATTTCCCGTTTTTCACTCTTTCTCTGCGTGGATCTCCTTTTATCTCCCGCTCTCGCTTTTCCATTTCATGGATATGTTGTTTTTTTACATAATGATCTAAGCAAAGCTGCCCTTTTATTGCCGGTTTTCCACATCTTGGGCACAATCCGGCAGCAATGCGTTCTTGCCGTTTCAACTTTTTCTTCTGGTAGTAGGTGCGTTCTTTTTCAAGGCTTCGGTACTTGATATTATTCAATGTGCTTTTTTCTGTACAAGCAGCGCATTTTTGTCTTCCCGGCAAAGCATCGTTCTGGCCACATACAGGACATATTCCGTGTCGAATGTACCAAGCTCTTCTTGCCGATTGCTTAAACTTTACCGTATCATCCATGTGAATTACCTCGTGCTGCTCATCGTTTTGCCAGCCTTTCTACCAGCCGCTTCCGCGCCGCACGCCGCCGGGCGTTCTCGGCACGCATATACTCGTCCCAGCGGCACAGCAGGTAAGGGGCAAGCACCAGCGCAGGCGCGATAATCATCACCATCAGCCACATCTCGGTGCAGGCTGCGTGGTAGGGGTCGCGGCCCAGGGCGACCATCAGATCAGCCAAAATAAATGCGCATCTCATACCATCAAACCTCCTATGCGCCACGAAAGCGCCATGATCAAGCCAAAATACGCCAGCCAGACCCCCAGCATTTTGCGGGGCGGCCTTGTGGCGCAGATAAACAAAAACGCCATCAGGCAGCAGCCTGCCATAAAGCACATCAGATAAGCCAACATCCGCGTCACCTCATTTTCAGCGCAATCTCAATGTCCGCACGGGGGTTATCGTTATAGTACAAGCCGTTGATGTACTTGCGCACAACGCTCTCACTCCATCCGCACGCTGCCGCAAGGTCGCGGCTGGTCATGTTGTTGACCTTCATGCGTTTTCTCACTTCGCCCATCCATTCAGGCGTAACGGTCGTCCGTTTCATTCTTTCACCTCGCTTGCGCACAATTGTTCATGTTTTCCCGCAAAAAACATTGCCAAGCCATACGAGATGGTGTAAAATGATATTGCGGTTATCATTTTTACTCTTGGCAATATTTTTGGGTTTAGGGCAGAAAGCAGATCGGAAGGTACGCGCGACCCTCTGCTTCTTGCACCCGGTGCCCGCGCATAGGCACCTGATCAACAGGACGGTATAAGAAAATTCCCCGCTTAGCTGTGAAGGTTCACCGCGGCGTGGCAGCCCTGTGAAGTACCGGCAGCGATCGGAGAGTATGGGAGCTTCTGGTCAGCCGCTCGGTATGGTTGTATTATAACTCAAATAAACTCAAATCGCAATAAGTTTAGTTGAGTTTGTTTGAGTTTGTAGGTTTGCACAAAAAAGGAGGTGAGATTTTGTTCTTTGATAATTTTGATAGATACTGCAAGAAATTCGGAAAAACCAATTCTGAAGTAACCAAAGCGATTGGTCTTGACCCATCGTCCTGCACAGGATGGAGAAACGGTTCTGTACCAAGAAACAGCACCTTAAAAAAGCTTGCAGACTACTTTGGCATTACCGTTGACGAACTTATGGGCACAAAAAAAGAGCCCGCCGGGATGGACGGGCTCAAATGGGAATGGGCTGATGTAGAAGCAGCCTATAAAAATGCAACGCCGGAAGCGCGCGCAGCCGCAAAAGCCGCCGCACTGGCCGTGCTGGAAAACGGAAAAGCAAAGGAAGAGTGACCACAATGGATTTTGAGCAGCTGGTGCTATCCACCGAGGAGCTGAACACGCTGCGCGTGATAGCACAAAAACCGGTGGATTGTACCTCCGAATGGACAGAAAGAGTAAAAACGCTGTGCGACAAAAAACTTGTTAAGCCTGTAGTTGATTCAGCTAAAATGCGGATAACCGGTCATGTGTATCAAATCACAACGGACGGAGAGCTGTATTTGCGCTATATCGACCGCCGTAAAAGCGAGATGCACTTTGCAAATACAATGTCAGTCCTCGCCTTTATTGTCTCCTTCATCGCTCTGATCGTCTCCATTGTACGATAGCGGCTTATAAATGGTCTTAGCAATGCACCATTCATACGACTCTGCAAGGGCCGTGTGCAAAGCTGCCGGAACCTGCATGGCGACATCATTGGTAGTTTTCATTTCCACCATGGTCTGAAGAAGTTTATTCACAACTTCTTCAACTTGGGGGTCAGTATCGGAGACGTTAAACTCTATTTGGTATTTACCTAAGCCTTCTGCTCCTACAAGGCACCTCGGTACATACGGTTTGGAAACCGGGGGATTCTTTTTCTTGAAAAAGTCAAACATAAAAATCTCCTTTCTGGTGTGTAAAAACCGATTCAGGACGCCTGTGCAGCATCTTCGGTTTCGGAATGCTCCAGCAAAACGCCCATTACAATGCCCCACAGTGCGGGATGCTCTTTCAGGTAGGCAAGAAATTCAGCGTCATGCATAAGTAACACTCCTTTTTGTTGTATTTTGTAATTTTATGTTACAACTGTTGTCGTTAAAAATCAAGAGGAAAGAGGAATTTCGAATGAAAATTGCGGAAAAATGCAAAGTTGTTGTGGCAGGCGCAATGGTGGCTGCTTTCTTAGCCTCTTGTTCTCCATCTGATTCTACTCCCGACAGTAGGCCGCCCAGTGGATCAAGTGGGAGCGCGAACCCGCCAACGTCCTCCTCATCTTCTTCGGAAACCACAGATGTACCCGGGGATAAAATCGACCTTTCCATTTATCCGGTGTCCGACCCTTCCACATGGTCGTATTTTGAGCACTATAAGTACGAGGCCAAGGTGCAGGAAAACGGAATGGTAACAATCACCGGCGCTACTTACGAAAAAGTTATACCGGCACTTCACCCGGATAATATCATCTATCTGGACGGATACCCGATTGATTCGCATTTCGGTGCTAAGTACGCATGGGACGGCAAAAATTTGCGGTGTGTCGTGCAGCCGACAAAACAAAACCAGAAATTATATAAGGATAGTGAGCTTATAGAAAGACCGGGTTACAAATATGTATGCCACCGGACATTGTTTGATCGGATTCAAAGCATCACCAGCGTAAGTTACAAGATGGAACTGGAAATCGGTTACGAATGGAATGGATGGGTGCCAGATGAAAAGCTGGACAACATTGTTTCCGACTTGAAAAAAGAGTATGAGCAAAGCTACGATAGGCAGGTTATCGTACTAGAAAAAGTTCCGCTAAACAAAGAAGGAAAACTTGATTATCAAACATTTCTGTTTAATGGGAAGTTTTACAGATGAAGAAAAACAATCAGCAAAAATCACCCGGCTGTCTGTATATCCTGTTTAACGTTTTTGTGGTGATGCCTTTTCTGCTTTTTCTGGTATTTTTTGTTTTTGCATTTTTGTTCACGCTTTGCAGTAAGCTACACCCGGCAGTTTTAGTTTTAATCCTTATTGCCGTTGTAGCCGCTGCCGGATACGCCCTTTATAAAAAGCACGAAAAGAAAAAGCAGACAGAACAAAACCACATTGAAACCGTTTTGCAGCGCACGGTGGACTACCCCGACCCTGTAATAAGAGAACCACGCCAAGCGCCGCAGCCGCCGGATGGCTTGTATGAGCAGGATCATCTGGCTAAACTTGCCGCCGATCAGGACGCAAGACGCGCCGCAGACGCGCATTATCAAGCGGTCGTCATTGATTTTGAAACCACCGGCCTGAACTGCGGCACAGATGAAATTTTGCAAGTGTCCATCATCGACCAAGACGAAAACGTGCTGATGAACCAGTACTGCCGGGCAGTCCGGCACAACAGCTGGGAAAGCGCTTCCAGCGTAAACGGAATATACCCGCCCCGCGTTGCGTTCTGCCCGCCGTTTGAGAAGGTGGCACCCTATGTGCAGGATATTCTTTTCCGCGCCGACAAAGTTCTGGCCTATAACTGCTCGTTTGAGCAGGGCTTTCTAATGGTCAATGGAATAAACCCATCCATTTTATTCTGGTGTGACCCCATGAAGGAAATCGTGGATTACTGCAATGCATCCAGCGGTGGCCGCCGCTCACGCATGGCACTGCAAAGCGCAGCCAGAATAATCGGGTACGACTACAACGCGCACGATGCTTTGGAGGACGTAAAAGCAACCTTGCAGGTGCATAATTTTGCCACAAAAAGCAAAGAAGCCAAGACACAAGCACCCACGCTGACAAAGCCTAAAGGCCGTCCCGGTCATGTGCTATACCCTGAAAACAAGCAGGCAGACCCGCAGCATCCGCTGTATGGAAAAACGCTTGTGATAACAGGTCAGCTGCCAATTGATAGAGAGCAGGCGTCTTTGCAGGCCGCTGCGCTGGGTGCAAAGGTACGCATAAAGCTAAGCCCGCGCACGCAGATCCTTGTTTGCGGCCAGAGGGAAGAGGAATGGGCTGAACGCTTTGGCGAAAAGTCCTCCAAAATAAAAAAGGCGGAACAAATGAACGCCGAAGGTGCAAGCATTGAGTTTATGAGCGGTGAAAAATTCATGGAGCTTTTGCACCAGCCCGCCGGGGGCAATTAACAAAAAGGTGTCCACTGTGGACACCTTGAACGCCCGACAAAATTAACTTTGAGGTTAACGCTCCTGATCACACGGACAAGGGGAGACTGCCGGCACTGCAACGATGCGCCCATTGATGTTGCGATACCGTGCCCCGGGATCGTGGCCGGCGTCGTGATCCTTAACGGCAGCTTTCAGGATCTGGTAGGCGGCATCATAGGCAGACCCATCAGACCCGGCCTGCGAGAGATGATAGACAAGCTTGCGCACGTTGTCCTGTGCGTAGGCGTAGAGCATGGCTTCTTTGGTTTTTGTGTTGATCATAGCTTAACCCTCCCACGGCTTGCGGCTTCCATCAGCGTTCTGCGGTTTGGATGCCGGCATGCCGTCAATGATTACCATATCTTCCGGGATTTCGTTCAGAACCTTGATGTTATCCATTATTTTCGCACTCCTTCTGGATTTTTTTGACAATTATGTTATAACACGGAAAAAGGAACAGATTCGACATCAAATTTTGGAAGTATGTGGTAAACCAAAAAAGACGGGAAATCAGTCGAATTTTGTGAAATTGTCGAAAAAAGAGGGATGTTTGGAAATGGATGATTGGGTATTACGTGTTGCGAAAACATTGGAAAAAGCAAGGGCAGAGGCCGGAATCAGCCAAGCCACACTTGCGAAACGAATGGGCGTAAGCCGACAAAGCGTAATCAAGTGGGAGCAGGGAATTAACGCAATTTCCTTTCCCATGATGATGCAGTGGTTCGTGGGCTGCGGGGTTTCCCTGGAACGGTATCTGGATTCCTGCATCCACCCGGGGCTGCTGGAACGGCTGGAAGATGGCCAAACCGACAAAGAAAAACGTCGAATGCTGCACGAGGCCATCGAAGAATGCAGTGCATACGAGGTAGACGCGCTCTTGTACATCCGCTACGGTGCACACGGGTCGGACCATCTGAGTGTGCTTACCGAAATGGTGGCCAACCTGCACACGCCGCTGCGGGACAGGGTGGCCGTAGTTAACGCGATCTTGAGCCACTACGAAATAGCCATGGCGACAAAAACGGATGTGGACCCGGAAGGTCTGCAACCGAATATTGAAATGCTGTGCCAGGCGCGTGACTGCGGAATGGCAGCAGCCAAAAATATGGAGGATGTCTACTCCATAAATAAGGAGGTAGTAGAAGATGCCAAGAAAAAGAACGAAACGCGCTGACGGCCGGTACCAGCTGAAGCGCAAAATGCCGGATGGCAGCAGCCGGTTCTTCTACGGCAAAACCATCACCGAGGCGCAGGACAAGTACGAAGAGGCTTGCCGCCAGATCATTCTGGACGAGCAGAAGCAGAACGGCGGGGCAACCTTCCGGGAGATGGCGCAGGCCTATAGGGACTACATCACCGGGCAGGGCACGCCCATCAAGTGCAGTACCATCAAATCCTATAAAAGATATCTAAAAATCTTCACCGAGCACTTTGGCGACACGCCCATGCAGGAGATCGATGCGCAGGCCGTGTGCGGGCTCATGGAAAATATGAAGGTAAGCGGAAAATCCCTGCACACCATCACCAACGCCAAAAGCGTGTTAAGCTGCGTGTTCAAGTTCTGGTGTGCAAACTACCACGGCACAAGCGACCCGGTGCTGTTGGCTGCTCCGCCCGCCGGGATGAAGCGCGGCCGCCGGGATGAACCTACCGCCGAGCAGCAGCAGATTATCCACGACCACCCGGAAGGTTGTGGTTTCTGGGCACAGCTGTTTGAGTATACCGGCCTGCGCGTCTCAGAGGCCAACGCCCTGCAATGGAAGGACGTGGACTTTGCCGCCGGGTGCATCCATGTGCGGGGAGCCATGCCGTGGGACTACAACAACGCCTACTTTGAAACACCCAAGTCCCGCAACGGCTACCGTGATGTGCCGATCCTCTCTCCCTTCCGCCCGGCGCTGCTTGCGCGTGCCGAGGGTCACGAGCCGACAGATTATGTCATGTCCGGCTGTGCCAAGCCGCTGACGCAGTCTCAGTACAGAGCCCGCTGGGTCATGTACTGCCGCCCGATTGGCCTGACGGATTACTACCTGTACGAGATAAAAAAGCCTGCCACCTCCACGCACCTGGCTTCCACGGTTACGCGGAAGGTGTACCGCGCCACCGTCACCGCGCACCAGTTCCGCCACCTGTACGCCTCGAACCTCTACTACGCCCGCGTGCCGGACATGGTAGCGCAAAAGCTGATGGGTCACGCCGATATCATGACCACCCGCCGGATCTACCAGCAGTTCCGCGACGAGGAGGACCGCAAGTATATCGACCAGCTGAACGCCTACGTCACCGATAAAGCCGGATGTAAAGATGTACATAAGTAGTCGCTTTAAAATAAATGGCGTAGCAACGAGATGCACGAGAGGTTCAAGTCCCTTCTTCTGCATAGTTAAAAAACCCGTACAAACACTTGAATTTTGACGTGTTCGTGCGGGTTTTTGCTATTTTGGAGATGCGGATACTCACAGATACTGCGTGATAAATGCGGATAATATCAATCCCGAAGTTGTCAAAAAGTAGTCAGGACTTGTGCTCTACAATGCGTTCCCAGTACTCGACCAGCTTACCGTCCACAGCATCTTTGTCCTGCAAGAACGCTGCGGCCATGTCAGCGTAAAAGTTGGTGTTGTCCACACTGTACATTTTTGCGACTTTGCCGTAGTCGCTGTACATCATGTTCATAGTAGCCCAGAAGTCATTTTTGTCGCAGGTTATGCCGCGCTGTTTCGCAACGTCCTGCGTCTGTTCCAGTGTCCAATGACAGCCTTTCGTGCCGTCAGCGTGATGGAGCGGCTGTCTGCGCCGCCACGTTCGTACTGTCCAGACCGTTTATCCCAGTCGCCGTTCTGCGAGAAGCCGATTTGCGGCATTCTGCGCCCATTCTCTACGTCAAAGTAGCGGGGGATAGGGTAGGGGTCGATGTAGCGGTTTTCCTCCTGCGGATAGTAGGGATAGCGCTCATTGCCATCTTCCAGCTTGCGCAGACGGCGTTCCAGCTCACGCTCCCTGCGGTCACGTTCTTCCTCAAGGCGGTCACGTTCCGGCTCACGGTTTTTGTCGTGTTCGCGGAGCATCATCATGCGGCGAAAATTAGTCTTGCCCATAATCTATACCTCCTCAAGAAATGGACGCGGGCGCGCCAGCGTGGGAGCGGCAGAAGCAGCCAAGATATTTGAACGTGGCGGTGCCGGTCGCAGACGTTGCAACGCGGGTAGCATAGCGGGTGCGAGTGTGGATGCTCTCAGCGGTTGCCTGAGCGCAGTTGCAGTCGGTCAGAGGGTATGCGGTAGTGCCTGCGCCGATGGTGATGACCACAGGGGCGTTGATGGTGGTCGTGTCCGGGATGCTCTGGGCGACCACGATGCAATACTTCTCTCCGTTCTGGTATGCGCCAGCAGGGATGTTGATGGTCAGCGTGTCATTGGCGAATGTCACCGCATCCGAGATGACGAGGTGCGGGCACAGACGGCAGCTTGTTTTGCAAGCCATAATGTTTTCCTCCTAAAAAATCAGGGGCAGAGGTGTCTTACCCCTGCCCCGATGGTTCACCCGGTATTATCGGGGAGTGTGTTAGTTAGTAGCAGCCGCAGCAGTTCACGCCCACGTTAGGATTTGCCACCTGATAAGCGGGAATCGGACGAGGATTGACCCGGTTCAGGATGGTATCGGTCTGCTGGGACATCACGGTGGTCAGAAGCGCATTCTGACGATCCTGAGAAGCGGCGAACTTGAGGTTCTGGTTCTCGGCGGTCAGAGTGGCAATCTTGTCCTGCGTGAAGTAGTCCATCATGGCGCGGTAGTTTGCGTTGCAGGTGTCCACAATGGCACGGGCATTGTCTGCGATAGCCTGACGGGTAGCGCAGTCCTCCGTTGCGATGGTGTACTTCAAGTCGCCGATCAACTGTTTGTTCTCGCAGCAGCAAGATGCAAGCTGCGTCTGGATAGCGGTCTGACCAGCCTGCCGTGCGTTGCCCTCCTGCATGATGGCAAGGTTGATGGCGTTATCACCGTTGGACACGCTGCGTTCCAGACCGTTCACGAGTTGTGCGTTCTGGTAGCCAAGCTGACAGATGGCGCTGTTCACACCAGCAAAGCCGTTTGCGATGTTGGAGTTGACGCCGTTCATCTGTGCCAACTGGTCATAGCCCAGAGAGCAGATGCCGCTCTGGATGCCCGCCAGAGAACGGGAGGTATCCTGCTGATAAAAGCCCTCGGACAGAGCTGCGCGGGTGTCGTTACCGCCCTGCCCGGTTGCGCCAGTGCCGACCAGATAGGGGATGTAGGCGTTCATGCCGTTGTCGCCGCCGTTGCGGCCGTTGCCGTAATTACCCCAGCCGAAGATGATAGCGAGGATGATGACAGCCCACAGACCTTCGTTGCCGAAGAATCCGCCGTTGTTATTGCCGCCGTCCTGCCCAGCCAGATAGCCAGTTGCAAAATCGTCCATAACAAAACTCCTTTCAGTTTTGCGTTATGCTATCCCATCGCCGTATGCGATGGGCGAAGCCAAACAAATGCGGTTTTTGTCAAGTCCGCAAAACTGAGAAGCGTTTCGCTTAGAAAAATGCGTTATTGGGGCAGCGTCAGGTTCAGGACGCTTGCTAGCTGGTTCAGGTCGATGCCACGCTCTTTAGCGAGGTTCTGCGCCATCGTTCGGAGCTGTGCTTCGTTCTTGCCCTGAATCAGATTCAACCCCTGCATGATGGGCGCGCTCTGCCCACCCAACTGCTGGATAAGCCCCATCGGGTTTTGCCCTGCACGAGCAAGATTGGCAAGCTGCATGATGGGGCTGTGGGTAATCATATCAAACGGAGAGGACATTGCTTATTCTCCTTTCTTCGTGGTGGCAGTGGGCTTAAAAAAGCTCTTCTGCCACTTTTCCAGTTCATCCAGACGGTGGACGAGGGTGTTGTACTGCTCAATAGGCACATACTGCTGTGTCGGTGTAGCGGTCTGCTGTGCCTGCTGTGCCTGCATCTGCCTCCACGCTTCCGGGCTGTAGAACTCCTGCACATAGGATTCACAGGTGTCCGGGTTGAGCCGCTTGCAGTAGATCACTCCACTGCGCAAGTCCGGGCAGTAGGTCGGTCTGCCGTACAGGTCAGACGGTATCGCCAAAAACTCCTCTCTGCTGGAAACAGGTCTGCCGAGCAGCCAACCGCCGTCCTGTGCCGACTGCTGAACAGGCTGCTGCCCATTCATCGGCTGCGGACGCTGCGGTTGCGCCTGTTGCATCTGCGTACTCGGTAGGGGAGTGGTAAGGCCTACTGTGCCCATGCCGCCGTAAGGATTGACAGGCTGCTGCGGAACGTATGGCGCTCCGGGTGTCGGGTAATAGCTCATAATACATTCCTCCTGATGTGACCAGTGTACCGCATCAGCAAAAAGCGAAGGACAACGAAGGTACAACGAAGGACAAAAAAAGAAAAGCGCCCATGCTGCAAAAAAACAGCACGGGCGCAAAAATTACGTTCAATGGGTATAATATTTTTGAAAAAGGCTTGACATTTGCACCCATTGGGTGTATACTATAGACAGTAAAGGGAAACAAAACCACACAACATGGAGGTAAAAATTATGACCCGCTTTTACGATGATACTCGCATCCTCATCATCAGCATGACCACCACCGACGACTCCCGAATCGACTTCGAGGCTGACTTCTTTGACGCTGGTGCCCTGCACTACGACATGGAGCTGGACGCCTACCAGGTGGCCGACGTGGAGTACCTGGTAGACCAGGCCACAAGCTACGCCGACGGCACCAACGGCGACTTTGAGTACGAGCTGGACGATGACGGCAACGTTGTCCTCCCCGGCGTCGATGTGGACTACACCATCGAGGTCCGCTGATGGGCAGACGGAACCCGCAGATCACTAAGCATTGCGTGATCTGTGGCAAAACCTTTAAGGTATACCCCAGCGAGGAGACCCAGCAGTGCTGCTCCCGGAAGTGTGGGGCAGCGCTCCGGGCTTCCCACGGCAAGGCCGGAGGTTCCGCATGGAGCCAGGAGGCAAAAAGTCGCCGTGCTAAGGATGAGCAGGTCTTGGGACGGCTGGCCGCCGTCCAGTCCGACGGCGTGAAGGCGGCCATGGAGCTACCAGAAAGCCAGAAAGGACCCCAGAACCGCGAGTCCCTAGTCTGGATCCTGATAGACCCTGCTGGTGGTTACCACAAGGCAGTAAATCTGCTGGACTGGGCAAGAAAAAATAAAAGCTTGTTCTTCCCGGGAGATGTCCCGGAAGAAATTGCTGTGATGCGAGTTTCATCAGGATTCCGGGCTATTGCCGCAACCATGCGAGGCGGCAGGAAAAACAGTAGACCGGCTATGACCTATAAGGGCTGGAGCCTGGCAGAGCTCCCAAGGCCAAAAAAGCCGGAAGACGATCAACACGACAACAATCTATAAGGAGGTTCCCGTGTACACCACTGCTGAACTTTTTTCCTTGGCCGCGGCCAAGGATTCCTCCCAAGAGGTCTTCTTGGCCAACGCTACCCTTAGCTCCGGCTGTGTTGAGGACGCCGAGAAGAAACGGCTGTCTAAAATCTGGGAGCTGGCGCACTTGTCCATGCGCGAGCTGATCTCCCGCACCGGACTGTCGCAGACCGCTTTTGCAAAAGCAGCGGGCATCCCGCTGCGCACGGTGCAGAACTGGTATGCCGGCAGCCGGGACTGCCCGGCATACGTCCGCTTTTTGCTGGCTGAGCACTACGGACTGCTAAAGTCGAACTCCTAACAAAAAAACAACCCCCGATGCTCCAAACGGAACACCGGGGGTTTTCTGCATAAAAAAGAAAAGCGGCAAGCCCGAAAGCCTGCCGCTTTATGAATTGTCTGAGCGGAAGCTCAAAACTAATCCACCAATTACAATTAGTATATCACACATCCAGCATTTGATCAATGCTTTTCAGCCGGTAGCCTATCGCCGTCCGGCTGTAATGCGTCTGTGCTGCAATGTCCGGCAGCGGAAGCCGCTCAACGTACCGCAGTAAGGCTATCTTACGGTCTACCCTCCCAAGCGGTGCGCTTTTAATGGCTGCGGTCATCTGCTGTCGGTCAAGTCCTTGCAGCGCAGCGGGCAGCACTACACGAGCCGCCGCCACAGGCTGCACCGAGCCAGAAGGGCTGCGGGAGCTGTCCGGCGTTGCGCACCATTACAGCGACGTTACCGAGATGGAGCATTTTCGTGAGGTCACGAAAATGTTTGCGAGCGGCGTACATTTTGTTGATGTCAACAAAACGCGCGTATGTAGTGCTTGCCATGATATCCTCCTTACTGCTTTTGCAGTGCCGCTTTCATGCGGTCAAAGAAAAACTGGATGACCTTGCTCATGGTCTCTTCGGTGATAGCCCAGCTGACCAGCTTGCCCCACCGGCTGTTGTCCAGATAGGTACGCAGCATCTTGACGCACCACGCCTTGCGCTCTGCGCCGCGCTTAGTGCCCTGAATCTCACGCTCTGCCTGGTCGATGAGGTCAAGCACCAGCGTCCTGACCGCTGCGCCGTAGCCCAGACGGATGCAGCCCAGTGCGTAAAGCACAAAGCCGCCCAGCATGAGAACGAGGGCCACAGGGGCAGGAAATGCGGTCAAAAGATTACGAATCGCTTCCATGATTGGTTACTCCTTTCAGCAGGTAATTGTTAATGTCGGTCTTGCTTTTTTGCATACCTTCCCGGTTATTGCCGGATAGTTGCGCATCCAAAAGGTTCTGCACGCCAACGAGGACAAGTCGCATTTCTTCGTCAATGCCGTCAAATCGCCGGAGGTCTCTTGCAAGGGCTTGTGTATGCTGGAGCTGCCCCTGTTCCAAGGTGCCGACGCGCTTGTCCAGCTCATCCAGCCGCTTGTTCTGCGCGTTGTCCGGCTCCTGTGCCTTCTTGATGTACTTATGGATGATTTCCAGCACCTTATCAATCGTAATAGCAGCGGCGCACAGGCTGCCCAAGACGCCCAGCACCCACAGCAAAGCTTCTTTTTCGGTCATTTGCCCTCCCGAAGACGGGTCAGACCCTTCTTTTCGATGATTTTAGCGTAGTCCTTGTAGGGCACAGACAAGTCCACGCCGGAAATCTTGCCCGGTATCGCGTCCACAACACCAGGAATCTTGCCCTTGCTGGTGTACTGCCACAGCCCAAAGCTCCATTCCGGTGTGGGCTTTTTGCTGAGGTAGGCTGCCAGCCACACGTCATAAGGCTTAAGCGCAGCGCCGGTCATGTACAAGTTGGCCTGTGCAAAACACAGCCCGGTGTATAGCATGGCGTAGAAGCCCCAGCGCTCCACAGTGCCCAGCGCATGGGCGGCAATGTCGGTAAGGGTCTGCTTGTCGAGTGGCGCTTGCACATACTTGTCCTCAATGTCTACCGCAACGGGCAGTTGCACTGCCTTGCCGGTCAGCACCTTGCGCAGCAGGGCAAGCTCTGCGTCAGCCTCTGCCGTGTTGACCGCCTTGCAGTAGTAGTACACGCCGCAGGGGATGCCCAGCCGCTGGCACTCAGCGTAGTTGCGGGCGAAATAGGGGTCGATGTACGGCTTGCTGGGCGCGTCTTTCGCACTGTTGCCCAGCGTCCGCAGCATCACACCGGAGACAAGGCCGCTTGCCTTGACCTTGTCCCAGTTGATGTCACCCTGCCAGCGGGAAACGTCCATGATAGGAAGCATTATATCAGTCCTTTCTTTTTATGTTGGTGAATAGTCAAATAGAGCCCTCTAGTTACCACTTATCAAAAATAGAATCGACTAATCCCTTTGAGCGCACCGACAGGTTTAGCATTTTTGCAATGTACTCAGCAATGCACTCATGCCCCAATTCGCTTGGATGCAAGCCATCAGAAATCAGATAAGACGTATCAATTATTCCGTTAGAATCAACGGGCACATAATCCGAAATTTTAACGTATAATGCGCCAATATTATCAGCGATTTGCTTTAGATAAAAACTCATTCCCGTTTTATCGTATTTCGTAGATTTCATCGCAAGGTCAAGGACTACTTTATAACAGTTCTTACCCTTTAAAACCTCTGTGACGTTATCAACATCCGATTGAGTTATTGCATTCGTTCCAAGTGCATAAATTACTAAGTCTGCCGCACATTCTTTCGCAAGCAGTTCTCCACTCACACTACTTGCTCCAATGCCAGCTCGACCATAGTTGTTAAACAGTACATAGTTGGTGTTATATCCGAGTTCGACACCACTAATCGTCATAGAACCGCTGACAAGTGTAAAAGTATATACTTGTTCAGCTGGATACTTGGATATATCAATAGCGTCACTCATTTTTGCCGTTTCTGTTCCCGAAGTTGTTCTTACGGTAAGAATCACTATGTCATTAGCAGACAAAGTAAATTCTCCTTCAATACCATCTTTATAAGAAACTCGCAGATAGTTGAACGGCTTTTTTATTTTTACAGAAAATTTCGAGCCCCTGTTTACCGCTGAAAACTCATCGTTTCCATAGCATACGGTTCCATCCCATTTTCTTGAAAATCCATTATTACCCGCTTGTTCCACCATCTTCGATTTTATTGTCGTAAGCTCATAAAGAGGTGAAAACGATTCAAAACCGTAATTTAACTGTCCGTCGTTTTCCACAAACAGCATTTTTCTTAAAATTCCAGCGTAACTCGATTTTTCTGGAATTTCTGCGCCAACGCCCTGTGTAATGGAATCGCCAATAAGATTTATTTTTTTTAAATACCTGAAATTGATAATTTTCTCTTTTTTACTTTCGGTCTCCTTCTTTATTTCTGCGATCTTGTTGTCCACAGCGTCAGCCATCGCTTTGATGTCGTACAAAATATTTTTGGATAGTCTCACAATATTGTTTGCATTTATTTGAATCGTAAATCTTGCAAACACCGCGTCGTCAGGAATATCCGTCAGCGCCAATTTTATTTCAATAACTTCATTATTTGCATTTGACGACGAATACGCCTTGATAAGGGCTTTGTTTTCATCATAGAAAGATATTGGCGAGACGTTGTATTTAAAACTATTATCGTAGTATTGAGATGAATATACAGTAATAGTTTCAGTGTTCGTTATATCGATGTAATCGCTGTACCTCCACTTTCCACTTTCGTCCACTTTTTCTTCAAGCACACCATCATAATAATTTAGCCACCCATAATGCTGAAAATAGTTGTCCGTAAGAGTGGTAACGTTGTCCGTAAGAGCGGTAACGTTGTCCGTAAGAGCGGTAACGTTGTCCGTAAGAGTGGTAACGTTGTCCGTAAGAGTGGTAACGTTGTCCGTAAGAATGAACAAATCGGAAATAGTGTATTTCTGATTTGGTGTTTCTGCATTTCCAATTCGGATAGTAACGCTGTTATTATCTCCGCTGTCAAAATTGACAACAACATTTCCGCCATTAAAGAATTTAGTGATTATTTGTCCAATTTCATTCGCATCGATGATATCGCAAAATCCAGCGCTAGTATTATCGGCACAAGTAAATTTGACTGTATAATGCGTATTTTTTAATACTTTCACACGTTTCTTTATTCCGCCCCACGGTTCAGAGACACTAAACGTGATACTTCTATCCGATTGACTTTCAATCGCCGTTTCGCTTCCTTTGAGTTCCACATTAGACAAAGAAAGCATTCTCGCATACGAAGAAATCGCCGTCTCATCTAAATCACTCTTTACGCCCTGAATCGCGTCGCCGGTAGCCTTCGCATCCGCCGCCTTGCCGGAGAGGGAGAGGGTGGGGTCGATCGTGTTTTTAAGCTCTTCCACCGCCTGAATTGCCTGCGTCCACGATTCGTTAGAGATCTGCGTAACATAGAAAAAGCTCTGGATCTCCGCAGTGCTGTCGTAGCGGTCGTTTTTGCAGTCGCACTCGATAGGCCAGCTCTTGAGCATATAGCCCTTTCCGGTCGTCACGCAGAGCACGATGCTCACATGACCCGGCACCTGCAGCGCCTGACGTGCGATCTCGCAGGTGACAACGTTGCCCGATACCTTGCACGCCGCCCGCTTGCCTGCACCGTCATTAATGGTATCGTACCAGCCCTGATTTTGGGGGCCGAAGCCATGGTACATGATGCTGTAAGCGGCTCCTTCGGGTGCAGTGTATGCCTTGCCGTTTTCGTACAGTGTTGCCTGAAAAAACCGGCTTTGGCTGTCGTTCTCCACCGCGCTGATGTGCTGCGGCAGGCCGGGATTATCAAAATCAATCCTGATTTTCTGCATTTGCTTCCTCGCTTTCCTCCGGCAGCGGGCTAAAAATCAAATTCTGCCCGTCCCAGATATAGTCGTTGCCGCCGTTGCTGTTGGCCGGAAAATCCTCAAAAAGCAGCTGATCCGGCGGCAGCGTTTTCGGGATGACGCTTTTCAGCGTCCAGCCACCGTTTTTAATGCGCCCATCCGGGCATACAGTGCACTGGTATAAGTAACCATCTTTTTTCACAATAGTCCTCCTTACAAAAAACCAAAAAGTTCTTGCGGTACGCACACGGCGTTGTTGGTATCCCAGCCATCAGATCCGGGGCTTTGCAAGCTAAAAGAGCCGGTATAGGTTACTGGCGTTACGGACGGAATGGACAGAATTGTGTATTTTGAGGTACGTTCTTTTCCGGGCCCGAACACGATTCTATCCTGATAAACCGTTATGTTTCGGAAATGTGGCGTGTTCCACGCATACATAAGCGTGTACTTTTTTCCGTTTATAGGTATTATGCTGGATACTCTGCCGCCGCTGCCGCCGCCGGCAAACCATGTTGCACCCTTTGTGCTTTCGTAAGTGATCAGGATAGCGGAGTATCCGGTAAGGTCCACATAATAGGTTTGTTCTTCAAAAGTTTTAAGTGGCTCACCGGTTTCTTCGTTCTGCCAGCTGTGGATAACCAGCTTGTTTTTTACTCCGTTAAATTCAAGCCCATCTTCGTTGATCGTGTAATTAAAGCTTCCGGGTCCAAACTGGATGCCGCCATCGTCCGTTTCGCCAATGTAGTCTGTGGCCACACGGCTTGCGTCAACAGCGCGGTCATTCGTGGTGCTCATGCGGTTGCGGTCTTTTACAGTGGTTCTTGCAAGCTTTTCGCTTGCCTTGCCTACATAGATCGAAGTATACCGGTCGTGCACCACGTCATAATCCGTCTTTGTCACTCTCGCCAGAGCATTTACGCCAAGGCGCAGGTAACGCACCTCTACCGTATCACCGCGCAGAATGACCTTGTTTTTCTGGTCTTTGTACTCTACCGTTTTTTCCAGCTGCACATAGCTTACGGTCAAGCTCGGCTCTATCTTTCCGATCTGGTTTTTGGACAAAAATTCAGTAGTTGCCTTTCTCATGCTTTCGTCCGAAGGCGCTTTCTGGAAGTAGCTGGTCAGGTCAAGCGGGTAAATTTTCTGGTATCCCTCGATATCAGATGCCTTTATGGGGTCCAGCGCGTAAAACTTGCCCTTCTGCGCGTTTGCCCAGTACGGATAGACGTGGGTGTACACGTTGTCAATGTTCTTTTCCTGCGTGACGTCCACCAGATTCAGGCCGTACGCAATAACCGCACCCCGGTTTACCTCTTCTTTCAGCCGCAGCGTGCACTTCAGGCCGTCAAACTCCCAGTAACCAAGGTAGGTGTCTGCAATGCTGCTGCCGTTGTTGGAGAGCATCGCAGCCCGCACGGTCATGGGCTTTGTAACAGAAAATGCGGTCTCGTTGTCGTAATCTGCAGAGATCTCAAACTTGCAGTCTCCCACAATGTTTTCGTTCAGTTTCTGGATCGTTTCTTTAAGCGTTTTTGCCGAGAATGGCTTTACAATGCAGTTTCCAAGGTCATACGAGATATGGTGCGCCGAAACCTGAAACCGTCCATTCATCGGGCGGCTGATTCGATAGATACGGAAAAGCTGCCGGTTTTCGTAACTGGAAGGCCGTGCGCTGATGATACGCCGTTCCAAAAGATCCTCCGCATGGATGCCGGTTACCGGATACTGTAAGGTCAGGTCATACGTTCCGTTTTCCTCGCAGCTGACAGTGCACTCCAGCGCATCCGAAAGTGTTCCAAAGCCGTAGTTTTCCGCCGAAAGCACATTTTCATCGTGTAAAACAGGTTTCATAACGTCCACCACCTTGGCATGATCTTCACGTTCTGGATACCGCCGCTCCACTGGATAAGGTTTTCACCCGCTGCCAGCTCCGGCCAGATGCCGCCGGTCACCGGGTTTGCATTGGTGCCGTCCTCCAGCCATGCGTTCCACGTTTCTGCATCGCAGCACACGGTTTTACCGGCAGGCGGTTTCATGCCAAACGCTTTTTCGTTTATCAGCAGTTCACCTTCTTCGCCGTTTCCGGTCACCTCAAAATAGGGGAGTGCCACCTGATCCAGCGGGTTCAGCAGCGCCTGACCGTTCGTCATGTCCTGCAGCTCCTGCCCGGAGCGCAAAAAATGCCGTGGGTCACAGTCAAACTCCACCGTAAATCGACCGTATTTGTCCAGAATATTGCTGGTATCGCCCATCTTTGCAATGCCGCGATAAAAATACTCCGGGTCGTATCCGTCCGAGAGGGGATAGGCGCCCGGCGTACCGCAAAGCCACGCCTTGATGCTGCGCAGCTGCTCCGGGGTAGGGTTCCTGCCGTGGAAATACAGCTGATACGACACCGTAATATTTTCGTACTGACCCTGATCCGCGTGCAGTTTGCCGTTCCGGCCTGCAACCTCGTACTCTTCGTACTTGCGGTTCGGGGTCGGGATGCTGGGCTTGTGCTCGATATGGCAGCAGTACTCAGTGCTGCGGTGTCCATTGAAATACAGGTACTTCTCCACTGGCTGCTGCCTCCTCGTTGATCATCTGTGTAAGTCGTGTAACGGTGTATTGGGCAAAGCGTTCCTCATCCATGCCCTCAGACGGGTACACATTGACGTTGATACCGCCCATGCTCACCGTGCGGGAGTTGGTAGCCACTTGCGCAAAGCCGTTTGCACTGCCCACATCGTACTGCAACTGCATCTTCAGCTTTCCGCCAAGGTCTGCGGCAGCCTCCTGCAGCAAGTATGCGTTGTTGCGGATGCCGTCTGCCATGCCTTGGATCATATCAGGCATCCAGCTTTCGTACTCCCGCAAGGGTCC